TTACTAACATTCTCAACATCTGCTCTTGCTGCTGGTGGTGCAGTAACTTGGGGTGGTGGTGGTGTTGGTGTAACTGACAGATCAATCGGTCAGTTTGCTGGTTGCACAGTTGTTATCGACTCTCAGGTAAACATCAACGACCCAACAACTACTGGTAATCGTCAGGAGTTCCGTTGCTACTTAATGAAGTCAGGAACAATCCTTGAAGGTCAGCAATCTGAGCTAAGTATTGAAGCAGAAAGAAACATCTTATCTAAGCAAGATGTTATGTCTGTTGATTACCATACTGCGTATCACGTTATGGGTACTAAGTGGACAAACGCTGCTGACAACCCAACTAACGCTGCACTTAGAACTGGCTCTAACTATGGTGTTACTTATGATATTGACCAGATTCCTATGGTTGAAATCTTTGTAAACTCACCACTATCTAATGCCCTAAAGTCTTAATTTATACTAAGATTAAATTGTGGTCATCAAACCTCATCAATTATTGGT